ACATCGTATCGAGTCTGTTTTGCAGCCAATCCAGACTGATTGTCCGACAAACGTATAAGCGTTTTGCCATCTCCGGCAACGGTCCATTCCTTGCCGCCTAATGTAACTGGGTCGTATGTGGTTACTAAAGCATTTTCTTGGCTTTCAGTGCGTGCTGCGTTTAGAATTGCTCTTTGCGCTGGCGTTAAAGACGCAAGATAATCTTGGTTTTGTTTCCAGCTTGCAAGTTGATCGGCTGCTGAAAGAATCTGTGTGCCTTCATCACCGCGGTCTATGTATTTATCTGTAAATGTTGGTATTTGAACGCCACGATAAATGTTTGCTGCAGGCTTTACAGTTGCTGCATCAATTGCGTCTTGCTGACGGTCATCACGACTTGTTATTGAAACATCAGACGCAGGTGCGGTGACCGTTGATAAAGCGCCGCTTGTTGAACCGGCAGGCACAAGCGTGCGTTCACCAGTTTCAGTGTTAAACGTCCAATGACCTGCGTTGGGATCAGCTATCCAGTGTGATGACGCAGGGTCATTTGGATTGTAACGATCTACCGTATATGTGTTGCTTACTGGCAACGCGCCTTGTGACGGGTAGTAATCAGCAAATGACCTACCAGTTGCTCTTTGGATGTCTTCTTCAGAAACGCCGAATTGCTGCATGGCATCTCGTGTGGCTTGCTCGGTTGGATTTGCAGCAAGAAAGCTCTGAATGTTTTGGTTCATGGCATCAAGACCGATGCCGCCCTCGCTTATTGCATTCTGATAAGCAATTGAGCCTAATGGTCCAGTTGACGGTGCTTTAATAACTGGATAATAGTCAGCAAAAGATTTACCCGTAGCACGTTGAATATCTTCATTAGACACACCCCATTGTTGCATAGCCGCCTCGGTTGCAGCCTGATCAGGGTTTGCCGCAAAGAAGTCTTGGATGTTTTTATTCATGGCATCCAAGCCGATACCGCCTTCACCCATTGCCCATTGATATGCAGCAGAAGACATGTCAGTTCACCGCGTTAGTATAAGCAAATGCCCAATCTTGCCATCGATCAAATCCAATTGGGCTTGGAACTCCATAGTTAGAAAATAAAGCAATTGCACAAATTGATAAGGCAAAGTCTTGCCATTTCTCTTCAGGAACCGGCCAAGTAAGCTGCTGCGCTTCGTATTGCTCGGCAACCAAAGCCGTCCAATAACTCCAATCCATATTACGCGGGTCATAAATCTGCGCCGTCATGGTGTATAGCCTCTAACATCGCCGGCGTCGACCGATAAAAGAATCCTACCCATTTGATAATTACCATCAATAATATTGGATTCAAACTGCAGTCGAATTTCACGACGCTGTTCACGCATATCAATCTTTGTCGTAGTAGGTGAAAACTGATATGCAGAACTGGTTACGTCCGGTGCCTGCGCATATGGCCTACCAATAACATAGCAATTCATATCGCCGACTTGCAAAAAATCGGGCTCAACACGTTCTAAATGCGTCCAAAAATTATCACCAATAGGTGATTCTTGCGCCGGATTGCCTGTTACTAACGATAGATCATGTGTAACAAAATAGGATTGCAATGCCGAAGCCGCCGCGCCATCAACAACATTAACCCCTACTTCATGCTGCCACAGTTTAACATACCCACCGCCTATATCTTCTGTGCCCCCTGCAACGGGGAATCTAAAAACGTTTGAAAAGTACCCCGATGAGCGTTGCGCACCTACGGCTTGCCCGGCGTCATACCAAGTCTTTTCACGAACGTTGTAAATAATCGCATCCGTGCATTCCGTGGCAGCCCCTCTTGGATAAAACCACCAAATCTCGCCAAAACGTGGTACTTTCCAAGCCCAAACTTTTTGACGTTGATTGTAGTTTAAGTTGTCAAAAAACCAATTTTGGTTCATATCATTAGGAATTTCTTGAACCACGCCGTTGTACATCAAAAATCGATCTACGCCACACCAATAATAAATGCCATCATACTCGATCACAGATGAGGACGAGAGAATGGACGACTGGCTCGTAATAATGTCATACCGCCAAAACTGTGGAGGGCTTCCAGTGCCCCCTAAATAGGACACGCGAATAAGAGAGTCTAAAGACCAGAATAAACCGGATGGCGCATTGGTACCACCTCGGACCGGAAGGCCTTTAACAATCTTTCCCGTGGCAACGTTAGTCTCATTGGCATCTGCGCCATTCCAATCCAATGGATTGCCTGCTGAATTATTCTTAATCAGCCCGGCATTGCCATATACAAAAATATACGGATGAAGAGCAATTACACCGCCAGAAACTTCAATAAGATTGCCTGATGGACCTGTGCCTGAAACGTCACGCAATGCAGTTAGAATCGTTCCATTAATAGCACCATATAATACAGAAGTATTAACAGTTGAATCAATTTGCGCAAGGTTTTGCCCTGGATGTACTAAAAGCTGATTAACACTACCACCGGAATCGTATGACGTATCAAATTGATAAAGATTATTGGCATTTGCTGTAAAGACCGGTGAGATTGTGGCAACGTTAATACTAAAGCCTGCCCCTGTGCCACCAATACTCGTATTTGCCGCTGAAAGCGTATTACCTACTGTATAGCCTGTGCCTGCATTTACTAAAGTTACAACTGTAACTGCACCGCCCGCAACAGTAATATTAGCCGTTGCGCCTATACCTGATCCGCCTGTAAGTGATACATTAGTATAAGATCCATTAGTATAGCCGGTTCCACCTACCAAAGTATTAAGCGTTAAAACTGGGCCTGTAAAAGTAAAATTCGAAACACCTGCCCCTACGCCATTATTATCAACGCCAATAACTTGAATGCCACCCGACCATGATGTAAAGATATTGTTAATTCCATTTGTAGAATCAACAAACATGCCGCGAGTTGGGCCTTTAATCTGATTTGATATGCGATTATAGCCTGCTAGTTTACGAGGCCTTCCACGTTGAAAACGTACCCATAGGCCATCAGAGTATTGGTCACCGTCCAGTGTGGTGCCATCTCGGCGAATACCTGGCTGCGTGTTGATCGTAATAACTTTGGCTGTCATGGAAATGAACCCCCAGAAAGCCCATCCGAGGTTAATCGCATCTTGGCAATACCCGCGACAGCCCAGCCAATTTGGTTGGTTCCGGCTTTGTACATGCCAGTATTTGTCTCGGTCGAGAAATTCAATGAAGGCGCGCCAACTGAGCCATCAATTAAAGATACCGCCAAGGCACCTGTAATGACCGTGGTGGCGTTTAAGACGTTGACCGAGTCGCATACCAAGGTGGCCTGCTGATTAGGCTGTAGTGTGGCTATAAGGCCTCCTACGACCCCTGTCTCAAAGGTGACGTTAAAGGCTCCGGTCGTTTGATTAAGAACAAAGTAGACCTGAACAGCCGCGGGAAATTGGACGGTAACAGCGCCCGTCAAAGCGCCCGTGACCTTGATGATCGTATTTTGCGCTTGAGATGGCGTTAATGTGTAAGTGCCTGAGGTAACCGGCAGTACAAGCTGTGAGTAAGCAAAGGTCGTGGACTGTCCTAAGCCTACCGTGAAGAAGCTTGTACCTGAGCAGCAGATAAAGGTCGAATCGTTGATCTGGAGCGCAAGATTGGGGTCGCCATTAATCGTATCGGCACCAGAGCAATCAACAGTTAATAGCCCGGTGCCACCATTTCTGATGAGCATAAACCAGTCGTCACCAAGCGTTGCAGCGCTATCAAGCGTGACGGTACCAACGCCACCTGTCCAGACCAATGTCTTGGCACGATAAGTTGCATTAGCAGTAAAAGTTGCTGCAGTTGTCGTAACGGGATGCGACTGATTAAGTGTGGTTGAGATGGCTTTAAGCCCGTAGCCTGCTAAAGCTGCAGCATCAACAGTTGACGAGCCTGTACCAAACGCAATAACACCCCACGTACCTTGAGCCGTTGCATTAGTGGTAATGTAGATGTACTTGGCTTCGCCTGCTGCAACGGTGCAAATTGTATTTACGCCTGCGTAATCTTTAACAGTAAACGTTGAACCGCCAACATTTCTAAATAGCGCGTCTTGACCAACCGAAGCCTGATTTGCAGCAGGCATATAAATGGATAATGACCCGCCTGCAGGAGTAACATTCATAATCCTTGCAGCAGGGTCCGTATTAGTCGTGCTATTAGAAGGCCAATTTAATTGCGTATTAACCGATAGCGCAATGGCGCGGTAATAAACATCCGTGGGCTGAATAACATCGCCAGTAAAAGGACTAACGTAGCTCATGAATCAACCGCAATGGCTTGACGATCTGCAATGCGAAGCTTATCTTCATTCATCAACGCTGTCATAATGTCATTATACTGTTGTTGCCACATGGCTATGCGAGGATCATTCTTTAAGAAAGGCATTGCCTGCAGCAATGAGCCATATAATAAAGCCTGCGGCGCGTATTCTGTAAACCAATTAGTCTGGTTAGTTGCATCGAGCGGCTGAACGCGTTCATAATATAGCACCTCAAATGCGTAGGCTTGATCAGGCGTAGGGGCAATAAACCAATGCTGATAGTCATAGTCAGCGTAGTATAAAGGTTGATCTGTTTCGGTTTGATCAGGCCAATAACTTCTTAAGTATTCGTATTTTCTAAGCAAAACAGGCTGACGATCAGTGCCATTTGTTAAGTTAAATGATACAGTTTTGCGCCACCGCGCAGGCTTAGCAATAATAGGATTATTTAAAGTCATTGTGCTAGTGTTAACCGTAAGATTGCCAAGTGCTTTGAGCTGAGAAGCAATAATCTGCTCAGCCAGCATAATGAAAGTAGGAATCTTATCAACCGTTGCCGTATCGGTACGCTCCAAGTAAGATTGGATATCCGCGGCAAGCGATGTATATGTCATGACAACAGCAGGCATGGTGTCTATCCTTTTTTGCGTGCCATGGCCATATTATCAACTAAATTAGGATAGGGTCGCCCTGCGGCTTTAGCCCTTGCTTTTGCTGCCGCTTTTTTCTGCGGCGACAAAGACTTTGGTTTACCTAATGATTTAGGTCGCTGTTTTTCCCAAACAGGCTTGGATGTTGCCATTGTAAACCTCCAGTCGTAAATAAAACATAGTTATTGCATTAAAGCAGCTTCGGCTACTCGACGTCTTGTTAAGCCTGGGAGAACGCGACCTGCTGCTTTATTCCACTTCACACACTCTTCAGCTGCCCCGGACCAATCGCCGGCATCAATACGCTTTTTGAAGGTGCTGACACGGTAGTTACCAAGGCCGCAGTTATAAACCCAGGAAGTGACCGCAGCCATACGCCTTGGGAGCGCTTTAGAGAGCCCTGGCGACATCTTCAATAAACCTTGGACAAAGTAATCAACGTGATGATCTAGCGCGTCCTCACACTGCTCCATGGTCCATACGGTACCGGGCTCGATGCCCGGGCCTGTAGCACCCCAGCCTATGGTCCATGGGTGTCCACGGGTTCCAGGGTCGGGATAGGCCGTCACACGGCCATCAGGCAAGCGCTTTGCAAGGCCCTCAAAGGGCTTGATTAATACATCCTTGCAAAGCTTCTTAGCCTCATCGTTCATGATTTCTGATATTTCTCGATAGATCGTCCTACAAACCAGAACGTCAGCATCATGTTGAGCATGGCAAAGTCATCCTCGTCATAGCTCTTGGTCAGCACTTCTGCCCAATTTGCATTGGTCTGAAAAGCGATTGTTAAACCGGCTGCTTTAACGGCCACATAAACACCGAAAGCAATCCAAGTAAGACCGGGACGGGTAACGGCAGTGATAAAAGAAGCGAACCAGCCAGCTTCCTTTGCGGTCTGGGCCTGTTCCTTGAATGCCTCCTTAATCGTATCCATTTGCTGTATCGAGTAGTCAACATACTTCTCCTCCATCTTGAACTCACCTCGCATCTTCTCAAGGTCAGTCTGGAGTTGAAACATATTGAGTTCGTGAGCGCGTTCATTCTTCTTATCAAGGAATTTAAGGACTTCAGGGGCAAGCCTGAATAAGCCTCCGAATATGGAGCCGAGGAGTCCACCTGAAAGAAGGTCAAACATTACTTACCTCCCTTGATACGCTCCCGCTCTTCAAGCAATCGCACTTTGACCTGAAGCTCGTTGATATGGGTCATCAATTGCTCTTTCTGAATAGCGCGTCGCTCGGCGCTGATTGGACTGTCAGTCGGAGTACCTTCTTTAGTAATCAAAGCAGGCATTTGCCCCTCGATTTTGGTGAGACGTTCTGAGAATGAAGCAACTTGCCCCAGTAACCAAGCAAGCGCCGCCACTACGATAGGTATAACCGCTTTGAGAACGTCTGACCAAGCCATGTCATATCCCCAGCAATTTCTTAACGAACATTGCAGCGACTCCTGGCCCAAGCAGCACAGCAGCAATCGTGATGTACAGCAGCCACTCAATGTGGCGCATACGCTTGCTGCCGTCGCTTAGACGCTTCTCAATATTCTCATACCGCGTGGCGCAAATGGCCTCATGCACTGACAAGCGCTTGTCCAGATCGTCGCTCATAATCGGTCACGCTGCTTGCTCTTCTACTGGAGGAACCTCCTGCAAGGGTGTCATGGGTGGCTTTGCAGCCTCTTTCATGCCGTCAATCAGTTGGTAGACCTCTTGATACGGCCGAGTGCCAAGATAGCCAATAATCTGATTAGCAAGCTCAATGGGAATATGCAGTTTCATGTTTACTCCTGTTATGCAGCTTGTGGTGTTTGGGGTGCGTCGAGATCGAGCGCATCAACCGTGGCTTGTGTAATGTCGCCAGCGTCTACGAGCATTTGCAAGACAGGTTTTGCCTCACTAACGAGCCTAGCAATAGCTAATTCAATCTTTGCGGTCTTAATCGTGGGCGACGTGTCGTTGTCCCACTTTACTCGCTCGGCTAAAGACATAGCCTCTCGTAGCTCAGCCTGACCCACTCGACGGGGTAGTAGAACATTTTCTTTCAAAAGCGTGGTAGTGGGAAGAATAATCCTATTTACCCATTTCTCACCATCCCAAGCCGCTCCCATTTGAATATCTTCAGGGATTAGCGTATTGTAATACGCCGCAATATCGGGATGGTAAAACTTAAATGGGTCGCCGGGGGCGACATCCCGAACAATGTCGTTCTCAATCCATGCGTGTTTCATATTAAGTAGCCCTATAAAAAATCATCACACAACCGCTTCCGCCCATTCCGCTATACCCGTTAGAAGTGGCGGCGTTTGCGGCACCCCCACCCCCACCGGCTTTACCACCATCACCGCCATGAGACTGACTAGAAGTGGATGTATTCCCACACGCACCTCCGCCACCACCCCCTAGCCCACCGGGACCACCTAAATTAGCGACGATGTTAGAGTAGGAGTATATTCCTCCACCCCCTCCACCCATTCCACCGCTTCCGGCAGATATTGGACTGCCGTTATTTGAAAAGTTTGCCAAGTAGCAACCCCCTCCACCTCCCGGTCCTCCATTACCTGCTGAAATCGGATAAGCGGTATTGTTGTTGCAATACACAGAATAACCACCTGCCCCAACGATGCTACAACTCGGTATATCAAAAAATGATCCCCTACTTTCTCCTGAATTATCGGGATGAGCCCATGCGCCACCATAAGTAGCTTGTATGTTTGCTGTAAAACCTGCGCCTGATCCGCCTCCAGGAACCGTAAACACTCCTGACGCGTTAGAACTTATAGCGCCTGACGGACCTTGCGCATGCGATCCACCAGCGCCACATATATATCCATAGGTAGGAGATCCAGCGTTCTGCAAACCTGCACCCCCAGTAGCTAGAGCGCTTGTGATTGTATTGACAGTACCAGCGTCATTACCGCTGTTTCCACCCCAGCCTGAACCGCCAGTGCCAAAACCAGCATTAAAGGTGAACCGTACTACTCCACCATCCCCGTAAGGTGAACCCGATGCCATTCCTCCACCACCATAACATGTGTTAGTGTTGCCGCCATTCGCTCTGACGGAGTTCGAGCCTCCTCCAATAGCTGTTTTAGACCATAGAGTTCCGGACGAACTCCCCGTCCCTCCTGTTGCCATAATGTTTGTATTTCTTGCACCACCCCCACCACCCGTAGCAGTTAATAGTGTGCTGAATGAGGATGTACCTCCAGCATTTCCATTATTATTAGGAGTCACTGCCGCACCACCAGCCCCTATGGTTATTGTGTAGCCAGTGCCGGGGGTTGTAGCCACGATACCCTGCGCAAAACCTCCGCCACCTCCACCCAGAGAAAGAGTGGAACCAGAATTGTTACTGCTTCCGCTTCCGCCACCGCCCCAAACGAGCACCATAGCTCTAGTAATTCCCGGCGGGGCAGTCCAAGTACCTGAGTTGTAAAATACTTCACAGGTGTTATACGCACCCTGCCCTGATTGATAAAACTGGGTTAAATTGCTCATTACACGAGCCTCCAAGTAGAACCGTCAAAAACCAAAGTAAATGTAGCTTCTTGAATCGAACAGATCATGTCTTCGGATAATCCCTCAATGGTCTGACCATTTCGACCGATAGTCACCGGGTATCTATCCCAAGTGTACGATCGATCACTAAACGTAACCGCTGCGCCCGTTGAAGGCGAGGCAGGCAAACTCACCGTAAAAGATCCCGCCGAAGTGTCCACTAAATTTGCGCTACCACTCGCGGCGGTAGCTGTGGTCGTGATCACTGTCCAGGTACCACCACCTGAGGCTGAAATAGTAACAGATCCAGTAGATGCAGACAAGGTGATGTTTGAACCAGCGGTTAAGCTAGTCACACCCGCATTCGAAAGCGTTATGGTACCGGTCGTGGTAACCGTTCCACCCCCGGACAACCCCGTACCTGCGCTGACCGTAACCGAGGACACACTGCCTGAGCCCGTACCAGCACCAATCGCGGTTCTGAATGTAGGGGCATCAAGCGCGGAAACGGTGTTGTCAGCGTTAATTCGCGGAAAGGTGATCGCAGAAGGATTGGTTAGAGTAAAGAAGTTAGAACCAACTGTCGTAGCACCGATGCCTGTACGCGCTGCAGCTTGAGTCGCGCCACCTGTACCACCGTTAGCAACAGGCAACGTGCCCGTAACGCCTGAACCTAGCGGCAAACCGGTCGCGTTAGTCAAAGTAATAGTGCTGGGTGTACCTAAGTTCGGCGTCGTCAGCGTGGGAGAAGTAGCGAACACAAACGCCCCACTTCCAGTTACGCCTGTCGCTGCCCCGAACCCAGCGGCTATAGTGCCACCAGCCGTGACGTTTGCGCCGAGTCTGGCCCCGACGATCTGCACGGCTGGAGTCCCGGCGTTATCTTTGTAGTACAAACGACCGTCGGCGTAGTTCAGCGCAAGTTCGGCACCGTTAGCGGACGATGTTAGATTCGCTGCTGCTGGAACTGCAGATGCAGTACCGCTACCGTAAAGAAGTAATGGGGTGAATCCTGACTGGGCCATTAGAAGGCACCTCCATAAATACCTGTTGTTGCGGTCACGGTTGTAAACTTACCCGTCGTTGCAGTGGTGGCACCGATCGTGGTTCCGTCAATCGTACCGCCCGTGATCGCCACACTGCTGGCGTTCTGAGTCGACATCGTGCCCAAACCCGTTATTGCTGAGTTAGGTATAGTTGTCGATGCGGTAAAAGCTGAAGTTCCGTTACCATACAAATAACCAGTGAGCGTTGTCGCACCAGATCCGCCATTGGCCACAGGCAACGCAGTACCCGAGAGACTTACTGCGAGCGTTCCTGACGTCGTGATTGGCGATCCTGTGACTGATAAGAACGCAGGGACCGTCATGGCAACTGACGTCACCGTACCGCCTGCAGCAGGAGTAGCTGAAATCGTGATCCCGCCTGCGGTGTTTGTTACCGAAACGTTAGTACCTGCAGTGAGTGTCGAAAGCGTATAACCAGTTCCATTACCAATCAATAACTGTCCATTGGTGGGAGTCGCTGTGAGGCCGGTTCCGCCATAAGCGATACCGATAGCCGTACCATTCCAGGTACCCGCAGCAAGCGTGCCAACACCGGTAATACCAGTATAAGAACCAGACAGACGGGCAGTAGGCAGAGTGCCAGAAGTGATATTAGAAGCGTTTGTAGTGTCCGTTGTAGCCGAAGCGGCCAAGCCTGAGACTGCGGCGGCAGCGATTGCGATCGACGTGTTCGTAACGGATGTAACGCGTCCATAAGTATCTACTGCAAAGACTGGAACTTGAGAGGCTGAGCCATAAGTTGCTGCCGTAACGCCACTGACGTCAAGCAGGATCGTCTTGGCCGTTGAGCCATCAAAAGTCGTTCCGCTGTTGAAAACAATTCCCGTGCCTGCGGTTAAAGCTGCCGTAGTCGAGGCTGTGACTGTTGTGGAGCCACCCAGGCTTACTGAGCTTCCGTTGATCGTAATCGAGCTATTAGCCAACTGGCTATTGGTAATCGTTCCAGAGGTGATCTGGTTTGCGTTGATCGCAATCGAGGTGTTTGAGGCAAGCGTTAATTGCCCTTGCGCGTTAACCGTGAAGGTAGGGACCTGGGAGGCTGAACCATACGCAGCGGCTGTTACACCTGTGTTTGAAATTAAGAACTGCGTGCCAGAAAGAGAAAGCCCTGTGCCTGCACTGTAGATCTGAGCCGACGACACCTGCACAAACGTAATGGCTGTTGTGCCGAAGGTGATGACACCCGAAGTATTACAGACGTAAGTCTCGCCTGCGCCGGTATTGCCCGAGGTGACAAAGAAAGCGTCGCCCTCACCAAGCGCAGTTGGGCTCTTTAGCCCGTAACTGTTTGTATCGGTCGAACGAGTAAGCACCCAAGCTACTGAGCCGCTACCAACCGTTGTGACCGTGTAGACGCCGTTTTGCGCCGCGTTGGTCTGGTTGTAAATCAGAATGCGATCATTAACCGAAGCCACAACACCGTCTGGCGTAAAAGCCGCTAGAGCGCCTGCATTGGTCAGCGTAGCGCCAACACCTGAAGCGCCATTGTTATAAGTAGCGGTGAGATTTCCCGTAGTGTTTGGAACTTCGTATTTGACCGGCGTGTGATAAGTAATACCCTGCGCTGCGATTGTGTCTACATAGGACTTATTAACAATGTCAGTCGCGTTGGTTGGCGTCGTGCTGATCGTGCCGGTCGTGGTCGCGATGCTCGTAAAAGCTCCTGACGAGGGGGTCGATGCGCCGATTGTGGTGCCGTTAATGCTGCCGCCGGTAATCGCAACGCTGCTGGCATTCTGGGTTGACATGGTTCCCAGGCCAGATACCTGTGTATTGGCAATCGCAATGTTTGTATCTGCAAGCGCGGTCAGTTGGCCTTGAGCGTTAACTGTCGCGGTTAGCGTCTTTGATGCTGCGCCGTAAGAAGCAGCCGTCACGCCCGTATTGGATATGGCAATGGTGACTGCGGAGGAGCCGTCGTAGCTTGTTCCACTTAGCCCGGTGCCAATCGTTAAAGGATTGGGCGCAGCCGCGGTAATCGTTCCTGAAGCCCCTAAGGCGACAGTTACACCATTAAACGTAAGCGAACTGTTTGCAAGCTGAGCGTTGGATATTGTGCCCGAAAGATCAGATGTGGGCACTGTGGCAGACGCAGTAAATGCCGATGAACCCGCGCCTTTAACATACCCAGTCAAACTACTTGCTCCGGTACCACCATTTGATACATTCAAAATGCCGGACAAAACGATATTTCCGCCAGTAGGGGAAGAGGGTAAAAATCCCGTTGATCCCGCGCTAAAACTACTTACGCCACCGGTGAGCGAGAACTGCTGCCAGGAACCCGCTGTGTATCCTTCGAAAGCGCTAAGTGACGAGTTATACCGAACTTGTCCGTCAATGCCTCCGGGACGTTGCGCGGTTGAACCCCCAGGAAGCTGCACAGCGCCAGTTCCAGGAAGAACTGGGTCCGTGGAGATCGAAATCGTCGGATTTCCAGATACGGCATTACCATTTGTTACGGTTATTTGGTTACTTGTCCCTGCTATGAGTCTTAATCCTGCAGTGGTCCCAGAATTTACAAACGCGATACCGGAGCCGCCTAATGCAGCAAATGATGCTGCAAGGCCTGAAAGTGATAATGTAGGATTTGCGCCCGTACCATCAGCGTTAGCTATAGAGAGACCTAAGCCGGATACCGCAATTTGTCTTGCAACAACTGTCGAGGCGCCCGTTTTAACTATTAAACCTGAGCCTGCAGATTCCAACGAGCCTGATGCGCCATTTAAAGAAATGCGATAAAAAGAAAGCGCACCGCCATCAGTAAGACCTAACCCTATATCAGTTGATAGATACCGGCTATTGGGTAGTGTAAGCTCTTGATTCTTTGTTAAAAATGTTTGCGTTTGACTAGGCGATGCAGCAACGGCGCCGGTTGTTGTTCTAACCGTAACGCCATTTTGGACAATAGGTACAAGCTCGGCACCAGTAATAGCCCCTGCTGCAGGTAATTCAGTAATACGAACATTTGCTGTCATATTATGGACTCAAATTGTTGAGATTACCATTTAGCGGCGGCGTTGCTGTATTGGACTCAGGCGATATGAGATAATTACCATAAGGGTTATTAACAATCGCGTCATTATCAGCTGCAACACTAACATCGGGGCGAGGAAATCGTAATGCAATTTTTTCAGGCTGTCTTGCAGGCAAGCGATAAGGGTCTTTTTGATCCGCGCAACCCTGATCACATACACGCAATCCAGGAAAATTAGGGTCCATGCCAAGACTTGGATATGCACGCTTCATTTTACAACGATCGCATATTGCAATCGAAAGAACCGTGTTACCAAGTGTATTAAGAAAGCGTGGCATAATTACCGCGTATAGTAACTAATATTGGGCGCAAAATAAATTGGGCTCTTATCTCTTTCTTCCTGCTCGGCCATAAGCCAATACTTATCTGCCTGTTGTTCACAGTATTGTATACGATCGGTTGCAACGGTGGGGAGTTCCATAGCCATTTGATGCGCAAGCATATTTTGTATGGCTAAATACCAACGTTGTGGAATAGCCAAAGAACCTGATAAAGCGCCTACGTCTTCAATCTGCCGATAACGCCATACAACCAACTGAGGCTGATATGTACTAGGTGCAGGCCACAAATACATACTAGGCTGAGGAATAGTGCGATCAAACCAATACTGAAGAGGATAGTTATTAGAAAAATTCTTATTAGGAAGATTAGTATAGTCATCGCGGTTAAGACGTGCCAAAGGAATTTCCGTGGCGTTTGAACCAAACACAACTTGGTAGACACCCATATTGCTACCGGCCGTCTGTAAAATTCGCCAATAGGGTACCGAGGCTGAAGGTTCAAGGTCATAATAAATCCATTGTCCAGAGACCCAAGATGTGGCTCCAGGGCTCGTAATCGTAGTCCATGTGGAATTATTAGTTGAATACTGGATTTGTATTGTAACCGACCCTGTAATGGCTGGCAAAATACCTACGGTGCCAATGTAAACGTTATTACCTGTGCCTAGGTTAATGCCAATATTGCCAGTGTTAGTTGTAAGCTGGCAAATATTGGTAAATTGCCCATCAAAAGCATTAGCTGCAACACCTGATGAGCTATACCCGCCTGTTGTGTTAGCCGTAACAGTTCGATAATTTGCATTTAAAACGTCAACCGTGCCTACAGGCAACGAATAAACGTATTTTTCAGGCACAAGACCAATGACTGTCTTTTCAATACACCAATAATGAATGCCATAATTGGCAAGGTTAGATAGCAAGTAAAATAGGCTGGTTTTAGCTGCAGAAACTTGTTCGTTGGTTAGCTCTTCAGCAAGTTTGCCGGCGCGTCTAGCGCCATGATCAATCAATTGCTGAACAGTAACTACGGTTTGTCCAACTGTTCCGCTTGTTGCCATTTACCACCCCGGGCATTTCCAACGTTTTAACGATGCTGCTTTGCGCGTTAAGTTACCTTTATCATCATATTTTGGCCCAGGCATGCCACTCATACGGGCGCAAAATGATTTTTTACGCCCAGCATCTGCTTTTGTTTTTGGGTGTGGCGCAGGTGCTTTTAAGTTTGCACCTGTTGCGCGATTAAATTTTTGACGCCCTTTTTCAGTTAAACCGGCGCCTTGTGATGTAGGCAGCTTTTCACCACGAGAAACAGATAGCCGCGGGTCACCACCTTTAGCCATCTTTTCAGGTAATTTAGAATAGGCTTTGCTCTTAACATTAGATTGCGTATATTCTTTTGCAACCTTTGAAGGTATACCTACTTTTTTAGCAAATAAAGGGCTTGTTTCGGCGGCCTTCATTAATCTAAACTGCGCTTTTGATTTAGCTGGCATAGCTCTTCACCATTTCCAAAACGATGGTGTAAAAATCTCCTGCCGAAGCGTCAGCGGTTGAAAACAAAACATCGCCAGTACTTCCTGCACCAGCATTATTTATTAAGCCACCCATCTTCTCAAAATCAAATGAATATTGAGAGTTTTGCGCGATGCCCCAGGCAAATACATCAGTCGTTGCGTCCCAATAAATCTGTACTTCCATGCCATGAGTTGCAGCATGAATCTTAGTAATTGTTACGCCATCACAGGCTTTGCCTGAATTGCTTGCGCCTAAAGCTGAAACGTCAACTTTTAAGACTTTATTTTCACCAGTGCCATCTGAAATGTTGGTAAATTTCATGATGGCCATGCGTTCGCCATCAAACAATGTTTGACTTGCTACTGCATCTGCCATGATATTCCCCAATTAAAAGTGAGGGCCGAAGCCCCCACTATTTAGCACGCGCCGCCGTAGGCTTTCTTCATTTTACCACCTTTAGCGTATTTTTCAATAACGCCACCGGTGTTATACTTAGGTACTGCGCCACCAGTCTTCAGGCCTTTGTGAGCCTTTGAAGCAGGCTTATCCTCATGCGACTTGAGTTCCTTCTTGATGCCTTTCATTTCAGACATTTCTGCCTTATGCATCGACTTGGACTCAACTTCGCCGCCTTTTTTACGCATCATAGGACCGCGCATACCACCTGAAGGCACTGTCATTTTAGGCGCTACACCGCGACGAGCTGCCATGGGCGCGCCACGTTCCGAAGGCATTGCGGCCATGGGCATACGCTCATTTGTAGTAGCCAATGTAGGATTGCGCATAGCACCGCCCATTGCTTTTTTCATAGCTCCGCCCATTGCTTTTTTCACAGTGCCACCATTTGCAAGTTTAAGAATAACTGAAGGCTCAGTCGTTTCCATCTTTGGCATTAGCTTAAATTGACCCATGATATAAGCCCCTTAAACTTTTTGAGCATACACAACGGTAAAGCGATAAATGCCTTGCGTTGTGCTGATCGTGCCATTAGGCGTTAAAGTTAAAACCACGTTGGTATTCGTGGTTATATCGGCCATCGCTGCAAGCTGAGCTGCGGTGAAAGCCAGAGCGGCACGACCGCCAGAAATTACGTTGGTCGATGAAAGGTACTGAGTACCTGCTGCTGCCGTCCCAATGGTTGCATTGATTTGCGTCGCTGTACCACCACCAACCACCTCATCCTGCACTTGATCAATAAAAAATTGCAAAATTTGCGAAGAAGCTGGAAGAACCTCGGTAACACTTACAGCAGTGCCTGCAGCCACAGTCGTAACCGTGCTTGTCTGCGTAAGCACCATAAAGCCACCATTTACAGTATCTGACAGTGCGTCAGAACCTGCTCGGACTGTTGAACCAAAATACGTTTGTGCCATTTATTTTCTCCTAGAAGGAGAGAGGCCTACGCCTCTCGCCAATTTAGACACCAGGAGTGCCGTATAGGGAACGCCAGTCAGTCCAACCAAAATCATAACGTTCGGTGGCTTTATAACGCATGGAGTCGGTTTCAAAGTCACCTTCCATGGTCTTTTCAAGCTTACGACGCATCATGAGCTTTAGACCTTCCGGAGCATCAGTCTGCACCCACCAAGCATTGGCATTCGTCAAACGTGAAAGCACCGTGGCGCCTTCAGGCAGCAAACCGATCGATTTAACCGGGTTGATGTCATTGTTTGCCGTACCGGCACGAAGCACTGACTTCAGCAAAACTTCTGCTTGAAAGACGTTGCCGGGTGCAACAACCAACTTAAGAGGCTGTAAGCGAATCTTTTTGTTGTTGTTGTCAACTGCTTGACGGATTTGAATGAGCATTTGCTCAAGCGAGGTTTGTGACAAGTTGGCTGCGGTTGACAGCAGATTGGAAACGTTACCATTCACAATGGGGTGAGTAGTAGCATTCAATTGCACGCCGTCGCCACCAGGATAGCTCGAGTTAAATGCGTTATTAAGCACATTTGCACCAAGAGTTTCTTTGGTTTCCACCAAAGACTGCGCCAAATGCTTCGCATAAACTTGACCAATCCGAATATGGTCGCCGTCTTCCACAAGCACTTTAGTCAGTGCAAAGGCTAGGCCGTACACCGAATAAACATAACGCTTGAGGAAGAGCACACCGCCCTGTTGGTAAGCAACTGGGCTACCATCGGGAAGTTGCGGTGCTGCGCCAAAGCCATAAAGCACAGGCTCTTCGTGGTAATTACGGGGGATACCCATTTGCTCACGAAAAACCGTGGACCATTCATCCGATCTTTGGTCGTAGACGCCATCAAAACATTCATTAAGAATAGGTTCGACTATCGACCTAAAGTCGGTACTGCGCATCGGGGCTGCCATTTGTTAGCCCTCCTTAGAATGCATTAACGGTCGCTTGAACTTGCGACTCGTTAATAGTTACACGAACAATCGTGAATGCATCGCCCCAAGCATTGCCAGGGTAAGGTGCAATATCAACGATACGCATTTGAGCCGAATTACCTGCACCAACCAAAGTTGTCGATAGCGTAGCTTGCGACAAACCTGTAGTTGAAGAACCAGCCGTAATGTTGGTAAAGTCAGCCTGATCGCCAATTGCTGTTTGAGCCAACGAACCATCTGCTTGGATCTCATATACAATAAGCGGATCGCTATAAAAATACACAGTAGATACAGTGTTGGCTGCAAAAGTTGTACTGGCGGGCCAATAATTTGACACGCGATACCGACCGGTACTATCAGTAAACTCCACGCCAGCAAAGGCGCCAACAAATGAATCACCTGCAGCAGCGGGTACAATCTGACCACTGCTGTTATACTTAACGGGTTGGCCTTTCAGAATCTGAGTAGCGTACCCGGACGGAATGCCGCCGGCCAATACCGTCGCGCGATCCAAACCAGAAGGATGGTACACGGGACGAAGGCCAAACGGAGCACTAGTAGCGCTCATGATTAGTCCTTATCAAAAATGCTCAAACATCGCAGTAGCTTATTCAAAGACTGGGATTGCTGGAGCAGGGTTTCTAAAATTCATGCCGTCGCCTTCGACCATAACAAGTGAACGACCATTCTTATCGCGAGCATCGAGTAACTGGTCTTGTTGCACTTTGATTTTCTCTTGCTCTTCAAGAGGCAGCCTATGATGTAATTCATACATCATCTCCTGATAGATATCCATCGGGAGCTTAAAGAGAAGCATCTCATTACATGCAACAAACCCAACATGCTCACCAGCTTTCACTTTTAAATGCTCAAAGCCAGGCAACTCATCGGCTTTCACGGGCTCATAGCCCAGGCGCATTCTTTTGTGAATCGGGTCATACGAGTTATTGGAAGAGAGCCAGCATAGATGGTAGCCTGGAATCTCGGGGGGTGTTGGAAGGGCTTCTTGCAGCCATTCCGTGCGGAACATCTTACGACGCTCCTCGGATAATGCAAATTGTTTTTCAGGAGCTTGTCGTGATTCATCTTCAGCTGCACGATTTTCACGACCAGCACGTACATTCTTTCTTAAGCGATCGTCCATGTTAACCTCTCTTCTGTTGACGGTCAAATTCCGCGTACTTTTCGATCATGCGATTACGTTGTTCAACGTTATCCCACATGCCGGCGTCTTTAATAGCTTTGACGCGGTCATTGCTGAGTTTATACTCAGTAAATCTGGCAGATGTTGATTCGCGGCCGGAACTTGTCACAGGAGATCTCGGTTTCGGAGTTCGTGTATTGCTACTATACCCCGAATTATAGCGATGTGGAAGGTATTTTTGCACTCTTTCATCCAATTCTTCCCAATAATCTGCCAAAGATGGGTCATAGCCCTCTTCGGTAAGCTGATTATCAATCATTTGCGCAATTTTTGAATCCGGATCTCGCAACTGTGGGTCATACCAACGATTACGACCCATCCAGTCGGCGGCGTTCTTCTGAACCATTGGATCCGGTACGGATATATTTTGCCTAGGCTGAGAAAGCTGCCGCGATGCCGTATCTTTTATAGATTGCAAACTTTCCAACTGACGCTGACTATCATACCAAAGCTGTTGTGCTTTGGCCATGTCATCGCCATTTCTGGAAGTCGTCGCTTGCTTAATTTGCAACTTTGCGTATTCTACGCGAGTCGACGCATCATCAATTGCTTTTTCTAATCTTGCAAGTTCAGCGCCAGACGTTTTTGTTTCAACCGCAGCAAGGCGCTGAGCCAAATCTTGGTTTTGTTTACGCAAAGCGTTGATAAGATGATTAGATTCGCGTGCTTTTTCACGGTGAAGTTGCTTTTTGAGCTTTCTTTCTTCACGGCGTGCAGCCCTTATGGCTTCTCGATCATCATCGGGGCCATAATTGCCATCATCATTTTGAGAATCGGGTCCCTCAGCATCATCTGATGCATCCGATAATGCTTCTTGTGAGTCTTCAGACTGTTCTTGACTAAGATCAGCACCGGTAATAGGCATTTTGACAATTGCCGAGCCATCTTGTGACTCCGCAACTTGTAGTTCCAACTTTTCTGTGGCGTTCATTTCATAGTTTCCTTTCAAAACTTAAATGAAAGCTTTGATTTTCAATGGGTCGCCGGTGACTTTGCCAATTAATTCATGGTCATTGAAAAAAGTAAACAAAGCTTTGCCATTTTGCTCACCATTTTCATAGTCGACTTCCCATCGATCACCGCCCCACTTTGGCACGCGAACAAATTCACCTACTTCAGCCCAAGATCCTTCAGGCCAAGGCTCCATTGAGTCACGTTTTTTAAAGGCCAAAGGCCCAATTGCAATGACTTTACCAATCATTGTGTTCCATTTCTCGGCTTCTCGAGTTTCTTCAACCAAAACCAAGCCTGCTTTTGATACTTTTTCCTTTACCGCACGCAATTGTATTAAGACTCTTGCTCCGTAAGGCGTCATCATAGGATCGACGTCAGGAAACGCTTCTTCAAGCGTTTGTTCTACAATGTCATTCGACATTTTCAGCCTCTTCTAAAAGTTGATTGATAATATTCAAGGCTTCATCCAAGCCTTGGTGCTGACCGACTAAACGCTGATAGGCATCAAAAGATTGCGGAGTTCCATTAGTTAGAGATCCTGCAAGCTTTAATTGCGCAGCTTTTATTCGACCAATAAGATCGGATACACGCATTAACGGCCCCGACCGGATGACTTCTTAACAGGCAGACCAATGGCAATCATCAAGCCGGGTGGCTTTTTTGACATACCGCCTTTTTTCATTGTCGCAATCTTAGTCTTACCGCCCATGGGTAAGGGTGGAGGCGCAGAGCCACGGGCTGACAAATTAGCAACACCCTTTTCAGGCATAACCTGCCCACCGGCTTTGTATTTTTGAATAGGCCCTTTGCCGGCAGCTTTTGCAACACCTTCGCCCGCTCCCATAGCCATACGCTTATGAAGATTAATTCCCTCGTCTGACATTTCATGCTCCTAAAGAAGTTTGAACAACACGCTGCGCGTCAAGAGCAGTACGTACCTGCTCATTTTGCAATTCGGCAGCATCGCGCGTTAGTTCTGCCGTCTTGATTCTTTCATTCACTAAGTTATCTTCCGTGTTCATAATAATATCGGCTTGGAGCTTAGATTGATCAAACTCGGCCTTTTGTTGCAACTTAGCCATATTAAGCTGTACGTCGGCTTGGTCCTTAACAGCACGTCTTTGCGTTTCAGCCATAGATGTTTGTACAAACGCCTGTGTTGCCGGATCCATAGGCGGCTGTGGTTGCAATTGCTGCATGACTTGCATAGCGCCCTGTACGACTTGTTGGATCTTTTCAAACGTCATAGCCGTATCCTTATGCACCAACTGCGCAATAACGGCCATAAACTTATCAGCCTCATAAGGCAAGCGCTGTTCTTTTAAGACATTAAAAGGCCGATCAAGCGCGGCGCTGGCATACCCATCAACCTGATTCAAATACCAAAGTGCCAAATGCTGTTTAGTATGCTCTAAAAACGCCGGTGTAAAAGTCTTAGCAATCAATGGACTGGCGCCATACGTAGGGTCAATGGCATAGGCACAATGGACCATGAGATGCGCAATGTGATCTTGCTGAGGAAACGCACCGACGGGTTTACCCAACGTCATGGCCACATTCTCCAAAGCCGGATTCATTTCCTTAACGTCTTTAGGATCGGGTAAAACCTCGTTAATATCAGGCAATTTAATTTGCTTTAGAATTCTCTTTTCAACGGCTATGCGGTTATACAAGTCCGGGTTTTTCTCGGCACGTGCTGCCAAAGTTTGAATTTGCGCATACCGTTGTGTCTCGGCAAAGATATGCGGGTCGCTAACCGGCATAACATCGCTATTCTTTTCAAAGTCTTCCTTTGAAATGCCAAGCTCCTCGACCATCTCGGCCTTGTCCATATCCTCAAAATACCAGCGGTTGATTCGCGCAAGTACTTGTAAAACACGGCGTTGGCTGGCATGCAATCGCGCATGAATGGCCGAGAAGACCGCAGCGCCTTGCTCAATCAAAGCCTGTGTTGTACCAACAGGCGCGTTGGACGTAACATCGGCAATTTTTTCCTCAGATGTTGTTACAACGCCTTTTGCAGCAGTGGTTAACCAACCAAGCAACTCAAATAAAACAGGACTAGGCTGATTAAATGGTACAGGCATAGCGACTTTACGAATATCGTCTACACCAGGAGCACCTTCGATTTCCGAAACTTGCGTCGGCTCAATGCTTGTGGATTGCCCACTAATCTTTGCGCCTTTAAGCTTCAACATGGTAGGCGCGTTGACGATATGTGCGGCGTCGAGCAATGCGCGCAAAGTTCCCGTCAACGCCGCCGATAAACCACCAATTAAATGCGGCATGCCAATGGCGTAGGCTCCTCGCCACGGAATAAATGGAAACTCAATGAGCCAATCAAGCTTTTCCATCCGCTTATCGTTATATTCCCAGTTACGATATAAACCAACCACGGCGCGGTTAAGCTCATCAACCATAAGGATATAAGGCGCCCGTTCGCCTTTTGAAAAGCCATCATCTTCCTCATCCATTTCCAACCATGTATAGATATGGAAGACGCGGCGGACGCCGTCAATGTTCATAGCCTGCGCGGCTTTACCCTCAACCTTATCCGTTGCTTGTTCGGCCTTGGTTTGATCAGGCGCTTCGGACGGTGGCGTTAAATCCAAGTCAATATACAAGCCTTGATTAACGCGGATGTCAAAGGTTTCTTGCGTAATGTCGTTAACTTCCGTTACGCGCTGAGCTGTGTAAAAACTTCCTGCCGCATAGGGCAAATAGATATTGTCGATGGGGACGAACTCGACGCACGGCCGACGTTGCTGCTCATCAAACCACATCTTAAAGTATTGGCTACCGCCAAGAGGCATTTGCGAAAGCATTTGCTCTTCCTCGGCTCTAAACTCAACAATTTGCTCGGTGAGCTGCCAATTCATAAAGTCGCGCTTACGCTCGGCACGAGCAACTTTATCATCGGTCGTCTCGCCTACAATTTTAGTTCGCACAGGTCCTTCAGGTGGGAATAGCTCTTTGATGGCACGAGCCGAAAAATCCACGCATGCTTCGGCCATGATGGGGTGCACGACTTTGCTGGCGCCTTGAAACTGCGCTCCACCCGGCGCGTCTTTACCTAATCCCGTTCGACGGATTCCTTCTTCGTATTGCTTGTCGCGATCTTCACGCGCCTCGCGGTCTTTCTCAATAAGATCAAGATATTTCTGAGCAAGCGGCGTAAGTTTATATTGTGGAATTGAATCGGCCATGTTTTCATAAAAGTCAGGCTCCTCTAAAGGTCCGGGGTCTTTAACACGAACAATAGCGCTGCCATCAGGTAATTCTTCAACTTCAGGCTCTTGTTTATCAAATAATTCAAAAATTGAAGTATTTTCCTCAGACTCTTCAACTTCGGCATCTTCAACTACCGGGTCGATAAACCGATTAAAGTCTTGAGGGATTGGCATCTCAATAGCCATGGCTATAAACTCCGGTTTACGTTGTTATCTTTCACCCGCCGATTGCTCTAAATACCTTGCAATCCATTCGCGATCATGCGGATGCGTTAGCGTAGGCCCAAACATATTACGATTGCGAATCTCCGAGGCTATTTCCATCAATCTTTCAGGATTATTTTCAATGCCATAACCAAGCATAAGATTATATGCAAGCGATGAGAGTGAAGCGGTGTCTTGGCCAGCAAGTGCGGCGCTTAAATCTTCATCCGAAAGCGCCGTGATCTCATAAGGAATACGATTATACTCGGCATTGCCATTAAACCAACCCTCTTCATTGGCTGCATTAAGAATCTCATCAACAATAACAGGCATTCTAATCTCATCAAGCATTCTTACAAGTATTTCGCGTCTTATCGGGTCGTCAAACATAGGCCCCAAAGAATTGCCTTGTCTAAGATGGTCTTTAGCACTTTTGGCCCAATTTAATATACCAAGCTGTATATCATATAGCGATTCTGGTGGACCAGGCCAATCAAGTGGCGTCATATCTTGTGATATTTCGCGATAAAGCCCATTAAAAAAATGCCGTAATTCTTGTAATTCAGGGCCATTAACCATTGCGTAAACTTGCGGTGTTGTTAACTGTTGTATCTCAGCTGGAACAATATATTGATTTGGGGGAAGATCTTCAAGAGATAACGCATAATTAAGTAGCGTTTGCGCATTAGGTACATGCAAATATACAGGCTCTGCGACCCAATCACCTTCAAAATTCAAAGGCTCTTCTGCAATAGGCGGCGCGAGTGCGGGTTCAGGAGGCGGAGGGGGTGGGGGCTCAGGCGCAACTTCAGGCGGACCAAGCTTTTCCATTTCTTTATATGATCTGTATTGATCGCGTAATTCTTTGCGCGTAACAAACCTTTTACCATCAACGGGCGAGAAGTCGTATTTAAGCACTTCAGGTTCTTTTACGCCTATAGATTGCGCAATTTTTGATGATGAGTCTTCATGGAGCAAGTCAACAATATGACCATTCGTGTTAACAGTTAAATCGTGGATGCCATCGTAGTTATTAGTAATTAAATGCGCTTTTGAGTTTAAATAATCAGCAATGGGACCTGCAAGTTGATGGACATTGATGATTTGTTCATTTTTAGGGCCTTTTAACTCCGAAAGTGCAAGCAATCCATTTGATAGTTTACTAAATTTTAAAGTTGCAATAGGCAATCCTGTCTCAGCATCTCTAATGCTAGGGTACATTGCTTTATTGTCAACTGCAAGCTGAAGATATCGTGTTAAGTCTACGCCTGATTGGGATTTGCCCGTTACCGGATGCACAATACCCTTATAAAAGTATTTATCTTTTTCCAATGTAAAAGGGTGTTGTTTCCATGTATGCTCGCCGCCTTCAGCTATGCAATGATTCAACACCTCGGTATCCATTGAAGCCAATCGTTTAAGCTCGTCTATGGGAAGTGAGTCATCAAGCTCAATCACCGCAATCTTGCCTGAATCATCCAAAAAGTTTGCAAATTGATGCATGTCTTCTTTAGCTTTTTCTTTTACGTCAAAAACGTATTGCTTTAGCGCAATTTTTTCTTTGTTTTCACGTACAATACGTTCTTGTGCTTCTTTTTGCACGGCTTTAGGAAAATCTAAATTATCAAGTTGCGCATCGGTAAGTCGGCCTGAAAAATATTTTCTTGCAATTTCACTAACAGTATCTTGTAATATAAGCGATTGTAAATTTGCGCCTCGATAATATGTGTATAACGTTTCAGATTCAGGTATCTTATGAAGATTCGGATAAATAAACCGCCTAGCACCTAAGTGTTTTATAAACTCTGCTCTTTTTTCAGGTATGATAGGGCTAATTGCTCGATCGGCCGTATGCTCGTATTGCAAAGCTGCGTTAAGGTTATTAACATTTTCTTGTGCTGCTTCGACTTGTGGCGCTATTTCTCGAATTTGATTTCGAGCATCTAAAAAGGGCGGGTGCGTTATAGGTGCTATGCCCAATACATCAGCCTCACGACTTGCTTCTTCTTTAGCAAACTCTAAAGCGTCTAAACGATATTCTAGCTGTTCTAATTCTCTTTCAGCTTGCACAGCCGCAATACGTGTTGGTGTCTCTATTTCAGGGAAACCGGCTTGCTTTCGCATCTGTTGAATATAATCTGATGGGTGCGGTCGATCAAGCCTTTTGGAAAGAACTTCAGCCGATTCGGGGCCTTCACCCTTCGCAATAAGCTGAATCATTGGGTCTTGTGCAGTACCTACAAACTTTGATACGTAATTGTGTACAACTTTCTTATCAATCCAATCATCAAACTTAGAAAGTTTATGCTCAAACTCTTCCATGGTTGGAATATAAACGCTTTCGGCGTCTTTCCATTTTTGCAATTCATCAGACTTTAAGAACTCTGAAAAGATCTTTGCATCTTGCGCTTCTATTGCTGGAGCTGTATTAAAACGCAATCGATACATGTCAAAAGCTTCCGCGGCGTCTGTAGCCATAGGAAACATTTTTTGTATGTAGTCTTCGGTAAATGCCTGACGCATCTCATTTAACTTATTTATTTTTTCTTGAGGTATATCAATGCCTAATGCGCGTGGTATTTCACGCCTATCAAAATAGGCATTGCTAATTGCACCTTCTAAATTACGAGGCTGTCGAAACTGCTCTGTTGTATATGGCACAGCAGAAAGCTTAAGAACATGCTTAAGTGTCTGCGATAGATTACTGTCTATGGCAGATTGCTCAGGCTGCATTCCAGGTGGAATTTCAGGCTGCAAGATTCGAGAACCCTGTGGCCGTACGGCACCACTTTGGCTTTCTAATAACAGACCTAAGTCCTGTCGTTGCTGTGGCAAAGCCTCACCAACAATGTCAATGCCTTTACCCATTTGCGCACCAAGAGTAGGCTCATTCATCACATTGCGGCGCGTTAAACCTTGCCGTTGCATAGCAATATCGGCCGGAATATCTCTCAATTCCCCTAAACGCATACCGGTTCGAGCACCTGCAACTTGCAGGGCTTCCGGCGTTATAAGAGTTCGAGGCACGCCAGGCCAAGCATGCGGTATCTTGGACGCTTCAAAACCTTGTGCAATAGCACCTAAGGCGCCTTGCGCGCTCTCGGTCTTAGGCTCATACGTCATGGCTTTGATAGCATCCGACACGATGTCTTTGTTAACATCGGGTGAGGGTGCGTAGCCTAGTTTTTGTCGAATGGCCTCGGTTCCGGCACGACCTACGCCATAAAGCGCTGCTGTGGGAAAAGCTAATGCACCTGTGCCAAGCGTTGCAGCCACCTCGGCTGCAGGCCTCATCGACTCTGCTGCACGCATTGTGGGCGACACAGATGATAAAGCACCATACGCTTTTCGCGTGGCATCGGCCAACTTATAAGCATATGACTTAGGCTGTGGCGGAAAACGCTGTGAGGTATCAGGCCTAGGTTGCATGCCCTCAACATACTGTCGAGTGTACATGTCTCGAATAGCTTGTGTTTGCTGATCCGGACTTGCGCGTGCAACACTAGGCACTTCCGATCTTGCTTCTTGTCGCTTTCTTAGCTCATCCAACGCCAATGCGTACCGCATTTCATAATCTGTAGGTGGGCGCTGTTCAGGTTCTTGCAATGCTGAAAGAAAACCCGCAAGTTCATCAGTTGCCATGGTTATCCTTAGTCATCATAGTCGTATTCGTTGTTACCATCTAAAACATCGCCTACAGACTTAATAGGTTTGTTTCTACGACGAAGAGAAATGTTTTGTCGAATAAGTTCTTCGAAAGGCCCTACCATGTTTTGTACTAAACCAAATATATGTTGCGCCACATTGGTTAAATCTTTTATGCCTACTTCGGAAAGCTTTTCATGTAACTCTTCATGCAATAAGTCATGCTGAGTTGGGTCGGCTGATTTGCGCGTTTTAATGTTTGCATAACTACGCAAAAATACTTCAAGCATGCTATTGTAAATGTTATCTACTGCACCTGCGTCATCAAGTGCTTTTAATGACATACGTTTAGGGTATTTTGCCAATTCTGCGTCGATAATTTGTTCCATGTCATCATCGACAAAATGCGTTTGAAATGTTTGAATCGCGCCGTATTCGTCACCATCTTCAATATATTCTTTAAATGCGCCTCGCATCGAATGAGAAACATCTTCCAAAGGACTTTGCAATACGATATCAGTAATTCCATTTGCATGTAAAACATTAAGTGGAATACCCGAGTCCTCAGCAAGACGTTTAACGCCAATAAAGTTGTCAATCACGTTGACAATTTGATTTCGTAAACCAGGCTCATACTCTTCCATGTAAGGTTCTATGAATGAAAAGAGTAGTGAAGGCTCTTCATCCAGCTCATCCGCATAATTCCCATAGCCATTTTCCTGCAATATACCCTTGATCTTATCTGTTACGCTATCAAACTCTGGGCTATTAAGTTGCTTGGATACGAAGTTTGCCGCAGCCGTTGTAATTGACATCGGCGCAGCTTGTGGAGCAAGTTCGGCTGCTTGAGTTAAAGGCGACTCATTAAATAGACCAAGATCAATCTTAGGCTTGAGCATGTGTGATGCAGCGGCTCGGCCGGTAGTTTCCAAGAACCCACGGCGCGTCATAGGCGTTTCAAGCGCCTTATTGGCAAGGGATTCCAAAATGCCAGGTTGTTCAGGCTGCGTTGGCGGCGGCGCCACATTGGGTGTAGACGGCGCCACATTGGGCGTGGGTGGCATAAGTGCTTCGATACTTGGCTGAGCAGGCACCATGGGTAAATTACCTGGCTTTGGAGCCATGGGTGATGGCACAACCGCGGGTAATTGATCCTGCATAGGCATTTTAAAGAATGCTCGCCTAGTTGGATCGGCAAGTTCAACAGGCGGTGCTTTAGGTGCAGGTGGCTTTTTGCCAAACAATCCGACTTGTTGCATGCTCGGATCTCGTTGAAACATGTCCATGCCGTCATTGCCATAAGTAGGCAATTCGTTCATGAGCATCTCAGCTCGCATTTGAGCTAGATCAGGCGTATCAGACGGCATATGGATTTACCCTTCTTGGTCGCTCATCGTAGTCCTCATCATCATACACCGGATCGATGTTTATGAACCCCATGTCACGTAAAATCCTGAGTGCCTGTGTCACAGTATCCAATAAATCGTCATGTCGGACCTCAGGAAATGCACAAAGTTGTGTGATAAGAGGTTCAGCCCAATCTCGAGCGCAGCCTTCATTCTTCATACTTTCGGGTATATATACGCGGCCACGCTGTATGATGGGTGCCACAATATTAAGACGGGACATCTTATCGGCGTTGCTCGGATTATAAGCTCGAACAGGCAAACCGGCGCGTTGCAAGTCTTGGAGAAGACTAATGCCTGCGGATTTGTCCTCGATCAAAATCAAATCCACTTTTTTACCATGCCCAAACTCATTGGGGTCGCCATATACGATTTGCGACTCATCGACGACCTTAGGCCGCAAGTCCGGGTATTGCATGTATTCTTCCCAACAGTCGATGAGCATTACACTGGTCGGTTTATCAGGACTAGGCTTAAAGACACCCCAAACGCTGCAGGCAGTTGGGTCATTATGAGTCTTATCGCTGGTTGCGCAATCATAAGATTGCACGATATACTCAAACTGAGGCAAAGGCTTTTCGCTAGGCCAAAGCTTAAACCAATCACGTTTGACGATGCCGGATTCTTCCGGATCGATAATCTCGGCGTAGATTTCCTGGCGTCCAAGCTTTGTGCCCTCATATTGGAGAATTTGCTGTTTGAATGTTGCGGCCAGATTGTGGAGATTATCATAGGTCGACGCCGATGTATAGATCACATCCTCGCCATCGCGGTTTACCAAGTCCACAATCAAAGGCTTTGGCTTTGGCGTAGTGGTACAGATTAATCGAGGGGCGCTGCCCAATCGCATACCAAATTGAATCATATCCCAGGCATCGTCCAGATACTCCCATGCTGCAAGCTCATCCAGCCAGCCACCATGAAATTGTGGACCTCGAAATCGAGAAGGCTCCGATGCAGGAATGCCTTTAATCAAGGACCCATTGATGAGGTAAATCTCATGCAGGCTTCGAGTATAATGATCAATGATCTCATTGGGGATGATTGACATAAGACCCGAGTCGCCCTCAAAGCATACGTCGCGGACATCCCCTGATGTCGGTGCCGAGACTAACCATCGAGTTTTAGGCTTAGTCCAAGCTTCGTTCCAAGTCCACTCAGCTGCTGCGCGTGTTTTGCCCGCACCCCGTCCGGCCAGCAAAAGCCAAATACGCCACCAATCGCCTTTGGGCGGGATTTGATGCTTATTGGCAATGCGAAGCCACTTAATACGAGCTGACAAAGCAACTTGTTGCTCAGAGTTAAGCGTATTGAGCTGAGGCGTTTGCTTAATCCGAGCAACAAACCTTGACTCAAGCTCCTGACTTATCATCCTCTTGTCTCATGCCAAGCAAATCGTCAATCAGTTTTTGTGAAAAGTCAATTGCATGATCATGCTGAATGGGGCCATTGTTTGGCCCGGTGTGCTCGATCTTGGAGTTTTCACGATACTCATTGGGGAACCTCGCCGCCATGGACCTTGACCAAAGTCCTGTGTTGATCTTTGGTCCGCCCTGCGTCTCAATCACATGATTATTGGCTAAATCCTCCCAATAAGCAAGTGCATTAAGACGTGCTTCAGTCATGGCGTCTCGAAATTCCTCATGTGCGAGTTCCCAGCTATGAAGATTTTTGTACCCGATATTTAGTTTCGCAGCAATTTGCCAACGTGATAAGCCCTGTTTGCCAAGAGCAGGAATCGCCTTGCAAATCTTAGGATCATATTTTGTAGGACGGCCGAGATAGGCGCCCGATGGTGATTGTGTCTTAGTAACCATGCAAAACCCTTACGTTATGCCGATGACGGTTGCATTGTACTCGGCTGCGAGCATAAATGTACACAATGAAGGCCGTGAGACGTCTTATCAGCAAAATTACAGAAAAAATTACATTTAGCAAAAACTCTTTTATATACGATGCATATATATATATTAATAATATTAAATTCTTATAAGTAATTATGTAATTTTGTATCTATAGATAAAAATCAATCACTTAGCAATTACAGATTGGTAACACAATTACTAAAAACTACTATCAGTGCCCAGTTCTCGTTGAATTTCTTGCTCAGTCTTCCGCGCCACTTCCGACCACTCTCCGTGGCTTTTTCCAAGTGCCTTGAATTTTGTAATTCTTAAGATCGTATACCGGCTGGTTTTTCCTCCAACCGAGATGGGCCTTGCTGGCTCCACGTCGCCAAACGGCTGCAACGCCTTTTTGATGTACTGCGCCTTGGGCCGCGCGTCATGCCCCCAACGCTCGCATAACACTGCCAACTGCGGAGCCGTGAATGCGCCTATACCATCCAATCGCTGCTCGGTCCACTCGGCCAATTCTTGGCAAAAAGCCTCAATGGGCGTTTTACTTAACTGGATGGCGACTTGTTTGTACTCGGTCATTGGCGCCGGAGCATACGAATCAAACTCGGTTATGTCTCTTTCCATATACCAATTCAATACATGGCTGAAGCCCATGCCCTTATTTGCTCGAGCCCACTTCATCAAAGCCGATACTCGCTTAAGTATGTCCATCTGTTCAAAAGTCGGGCATTTATAAATAGCCTCACGGCGGCTGGAATTCCCCATATGCGTAATGTAAGGCTTATTTGATGTAAATACGTAGTTAACGTAGTTCTTAACCGAGTACTGAGCCCCATACTTGTTGTTGATGGTAATTTCTTTGCCCGTGACCAGATTCTTCAACTTTGCCGAGTGATCATCTCTATCCGATGAGGGCTCATTCACCACGATGAAGATCTTTCCCTTCATAACGCCATTAAAGCTACCAAATAGATCGTCGGGCCCCAACGTTGCCGCTGCGCCTCCTTCACCCATGCCTAGCATTTCGGCAATAAATTCCGGAATGGCCGATTTGCCCATCCCTTCCATGTCGTGAATAAACTGAGGCGTCGTGTTATTCCGTCTCCATGGGTATTGAATGACATTTGCAACCCAATCATGCCAGTATTCAGCAAAATGGGGCTCGGCTTGAAAAAAGTGATTGCAAAATTCCAAGTACGGTGATGGGTCGCCAAGTATGGGTTCATGCGCCCAGGCTTTAAAAAGATTGTAGCATCTATCCGGCGTGATTTGCAATCCCTGAAATTCCGGATACATACCTACAAAGTCCAACTTACAACACCTTCCCCATTTCTTATACTCATCTAATAAAGGCAATTCTCTCGATATGGGCTGACCACGGCTATTGGTCGACACGAGAGTAAAAAATTCCTGTGCCGAGTCAATCTTAGCCTTTGCCCAACTCAGTATAAGGCCGTCCCTTAACCGTATGACATCGCCATTCAACAAAGCATATTTAGTCTTAAACTCATAAAGTCGCGTATCTAATGTGTCAACGCCATTCATCGTCACCGACGTCGTCGTTAAGACTTGCCCCAAGTCTCCACCCGATAGCAAATGATCATCAATGGCGTACTTTTGCCCCTTGCCAGGACCAAACCGTCCGACGCGGCAAAGATGGACCGTGGCGCCTAGACCCCGCAATGACACGGCTAGCTTTGTCTCCGCCATACCAACCTGTTCATTCGGCTCGCCATGGTCCTCGGCCCCATCATAGTCGAAGATGATAAATACCTTGCGGCTTTTATCTTGAAAGGCGTTTTTTCGCCGCCATGCAATTTGCATAAGGTCCTTATGTAGGGGCAATCCGCCTTTATCGCCCCAACTCGTCACCCCTGCCAACCCAATCGGTACATAGTCCAATTGGTTGGTTTGTACGAACTTCCAAATTTGCCAGGCTTTAAACTCGCCTTCCGTGATGATGATCGGCACGTCCACGTCCTGAGCAACTTTCCCCCACGTGGGGCCAACCGGAAAGTAGATATGCGATCCGCTGGCCCTTGGCTGCGAGTACTTCATCTTACTCTTTGGCCGTAGAAGCCTAACGCGGTTAAAGCCCGTGTCCTGCCCCGACCAATCTCGATACGGTACTTTGATAGACCAATCTTTTGTGTGGCCAAGTAGTACTAAAGTATCATCTGGAGTGAGCAACTGGAGGCCTAAAACCTGCTCATCATAAGGGGTAAATTGTCTTTGTGTCAGGAAATCCTGGTATAATTGCTCGTGAGATACGGTTTGTGCGGCAAACCCCGTTGTTGTAGTCATTGTCCCATGCTCCTTGTTTTCTCCTGCTGTTGATGTGTGTGTGCGTGTGTTGACTCCTCAGGGCCATTTCCCAACGCGGCCCTTTTCAAGGCCCATAAGCCATTCAAGTGACTTATGGGCCTTATTTTTATGCTATGATGGTGGCATACATGTCCTTGTCAATGATCAAAAAGTGCAATCGAATCATATACTTACGCCTTGTGTAAAGGCGCCTTTACAGTGCCAAAGCGCCATATCATACCTGGCTCTCATCACACTGCCAGATAGCCATTATATCTACGTTGTGGGGTATGTAAATTGTAACAGAGTGTAAAAGTTTTGTCAAACTTGTGTACTTAACACGAGAATGGTGTACTATGCACTTGTAGTACAAAGTAACACCCTGACTCTAACTGATCATTGAAAGGAATCACAAATGCTAAACGATCTCAAACTTAACGATGTTGACCGCCTCGGTGCTCTCCTGGCCGAGATTGCCGATTTGCAAAAACAAGCCGACGCCATCAAGGATGCTATCAAGGACGCGGCATCGGCCGGTGGGCCTAAGGTCATCGAAGGTTCTTTGTTCAAAGCCTCTTATGTCGAAACCAACCGCCGCATCTTCAACTCAATAGATTTTATACAGGCTTATGGCCAAGACGTATATGACCGGTTTCTTAAAACCTCGGCCGTATTTTCAGTTAGAGTCACCAGCCGCTAATAACAGGGGCTTCGGCCCCTTTCAGTAAAGGATCAGCAAATGAACAATAGTCAATTCAACCTTGCCGAAAAAGCATGGGCCAAAAAAATACTGTCTGAGCCATCGTTTATCATGGCCAACAGTCGCCAATCTCACGATGTTGCGAAAGAAGTTCTGAGCAAAACAATGGATCGTATGTTGGATCAAAACCGTCTCACCGCTGATGGGCAATGGCGTTAATTAACCGGGGGCTTCGGCCCCTTCACTTCTTACACACACACACAAGGAGTCTTGCACATGAACGCAAAAGACCTAGCCGATGTCCTAACAATCCTTCAACAAATTGCCGATACGCAAATGAGTACTTTCAAAGACCCAGTTTTTGTAGGCAGGCTACGGGCTGAATGCTTTGTTAAAAGCTTACCCTTAAAGCGTGCGTTGGAACAATTTGAAATCGAGATCCACTAATGCGTACCTACCTTATCAATGACACGGCCAGTACGGATGAGGGCCTCGCCATCCAGGTCGATAAGCTTCGCAATGAAGTCTACCATGATGCCATCCTTGATGGCTACAGCGAGGACGAGGCGTATGACATGGCCGAGCAAGCCGTAGCTTTTTTGACACAGAGAAAAAGCCATGATATCTGATACTTTGGTATTACTCGGAATGCTTGTGATTGCCATAGCCTTGGTGTTGTTGGTAGGCTTTGGCGTCATAGTGTAAAAAGTTGTAAAAAACAGTCACAAATTCTTACACAAGCCTCAAAAACGTGTTATTATTGCAACTGTAGTACTTCACAACTTACTGATCTTTGAAAGGAACCGCAAATGAAACCCATCAAGATGTCCCGTAACGAAGCCGTACTTGCAGCAGTTCGTCTCATTGTTGAGAATGCCGATCAGGCCGAGCTTTGCGACTTTTTGTTAGGCCAAAACGACCTGCCTGTGAAGTGGACAGACCAAGACGTTGCCGACGTCATCTATGAATACACCGATCAAGTCATTGTGATTGACTGGCGGCTGGATGAAGAAGAGTAAAAAGTTGTAAAAAATCACAAAAAAGATTGTACAAGTCCCTTAAACGTGTTATTATTGCAACTGTAGCAACCCACTTAACTGATCTTTGAAAGGAAACTCAAATGGCACATATGTTAGCAACCACCACAACCGGCAAAGCAGCAATGGCTTACGTTGGCCAAACGCCTTGGCATGGCCTTGGCCAGCAGCTCACGGCGGATTCTTCCATCGAGACCTGGGCCACCGAGTCTGGTCTGGATTTCAAACTTGCTACGGCAACCGTGCAGTTTGGTGCCAACAACACCCTTCGTAGCTTTGAAGGCCGCAAGGTGATGTACCGCACCGATACGCAAATGCCTCTTGGTCTGGTCTCAAGCCGTTACAAAATTGTTCAGCCTATCGAGGTTTTGGAATTCTTTCGCGACATGGTTGGTACGATCGCCGAATTGGAAACCGCCGGCGTCTTACGCGATGGCGCGCATTATTGGGCCTTGGCCCGTATGCGTGGTGAGTTTGACATCAACGGCGATTTGGTCAAACAGTATCTCCTTTTGGCTAGCTCGGCCGATGGTTCACTTGCCACTCAGGCACGACTCACTCCCATCCGCGTTGTATGTAACAACACCATGCAGATTGCCGTTAATGGGGGCCGCGCTATCCAGGTTCGCCACTCCTCGGTGTTTGATCCAATTACTGTTAAAGAGCAGCTCGGCGATTTGAATGAGGCTTTTGTCGGCTTTGCTGCGGCGTCCAAGACTTTGGCTCGTATCAAAATCTCGGCCGAGCAATCAACTAAGTTTTTTGCTAAGCTTCTTGGCGGTGATGTTGAAAAGCCTAGCCGCGCAGCCGTTCGTGCGCAAGCACTCTTTGATGGCGCCGGCATCGGCTCGGAGATGGATAGTGCCAAAGGTACGGCATGGGGTGCGTTTAACGCTGTCACTCAGTTGCTCGATTGGGAAACGGCTCGTACCACCGATGCGCGACTTGCCAATGCTTGGTTTGGTGGTGGTGCTGATCTTAAGCAACGTGCCATGGATGAATTGATGGCTTTGGCTTAATTGTTAAACACTTAGAGAGGCCAAGTGCCTCTCTTTTTTGATCATTGAAAGGAACTACTATGACACACAATCTTACGCTTGCACAGGTTCAGGCTCTTATTGCCGCTGCCGACCAAATGATTGCTCTTACCAGTTTGCCCATGCGCAGATCCTGGGCGCCTGATATGCCTGCATCCGTAGATGATGCTCGAATCGAATTGCTTAAAACTTCTCATCTTTGTAAGTTACGAATTGAGGCAATTCTTGAAAAATATGCTGTTCAAGTTGACACACCTGCATGATTGTGTGGTATATTGCAACTGTTGCAACTGACTTTTGAAAGGTACTTACCAATGAACATCTTCTATCTACATCACGCTGCACCGATTGCAGCACGGCAACATTGCGACAAGCATGTTGGCAAAATGCTTATCGAATCCTGCCAACTCCTGGCCACGGCCCATCACCTTCATGGCAACGGCCATGCAGTTACCTATAAGCCTACGCATCAAAATCATCCATCGGCCATATGGACCCGTTCCAGTGCCATGCATTACATGTGGCTTGTTAACCTTGCCGTTTACCTTGGCCGCGAATTTTGGTTTCGTTATGGCAAGGTTCATGCCTGTCGGCAAGTCCTTATCGATCAGCTTTTACAGCCACCCCCAGCATTAATTGCCATGCCCAAAACATGGCAGCCGCCAACGCTTGCAATGCCTGACGAATTCAAATGCGATGATGCCATTCAAAGCTACCGTCGCTTTTACACCAGCAAACAAAACCGTATGCCTATGGTGTGGTACCGTGGTGAACAGCCGGCTCCCGACTGGTTCATTGAGTATTCCAACCTAGAAATGATGGAGTCTTAATATGTATCACTTTGTCATGTGTGATATTTGCGGCGGGCGGCACCGTACCGAATACATTGAATTGCTAAATATTGAGGAGGATTTTTCCGGTCGTGATCGCGTAACTTTTAAGTGCCCTGAAGATAAAAGTACTCGCATAGCTGTAAGCTTAGTTTTTTTAGGCGCAGCCAGCCAAGTTCGCATGAAACAAGTTAGCATAAAGGAAAACACCGATGAAAAGTAATTTTGATCTTGTAGGTGAGTTTCGTCGTAAGATGAAGTTGCCCATATCCGATAAAGCGCAGTTTATGACACCGGCCGAGACCAGTTACTTTGCAAGGTTTATCCTTGAGGAGCTTAGCGAATATATGCGCGCCTGTGAGGAAGGTGATCTTACTTCAGCTGCCGATGGATTGGTCGATCTTGTGTATGTAACATTAGGCTGTGCCCATGCCATGGGTTTGCCTTTTGACAAACTGTTTGAGGTTGTCCATCAATGCAATATGCAAAAGATTCCTGCTACGGAAGAATGGCGATCTTTACGCGGTCGGCAATACGACGTCGTTAAGCCCAGCAATTTTGTTGGCCCCGAATGGGAAATTAGCGTACACTTAGGATTAAGAAAGTCATGATAACTTTGGCCGAGCTAATTGATGCTTTTGTAATAGAAAAAAACAAACGTGATGACTTGCAAGAACAAGTCAAAGAATGCACACGGCGTATGACAGCTTTGGAAGGCGATATTATGATGCAAATGTCCGAGGCTGGCATTTCACAGGCAGGCAGTGATAAGGCAAATTGCTTTATGCGACAAACCAAGCAACCGTCCATCGTTGATTGGAATGCTTTTTATGGCTACGTGGCAGAAACCAAGCAATTTGAGTTGTTGCATAAACGACTCAGTTCGACTGCGTTTAAAGAACGATGGGACGCAGGCGAGTCAATACCCGGAACAACGGCAACGGAAGTCTGGGATCTTCGCATCGTTCGTAAATAGTCCTACTTGGAGCTTGTGACATGTCTAAAGGTGAACTTATTTCTTTTGAAAATGAAATGGCCAAAATGGCTTTGGAAGTCGTAAAGGCTGAGCAATCAACAGCCGGCATGACATTTTTATCCACCAAAAGCGGTGTTCTTAGCTATCGTGGCGATCCGGTTGCAGGCAATAAACTTGCTTGCGTGATTCTTTCCAGTCCAATTGAAAGGCTTTTTTACTCCGAACGATACGATCCCACAAAGATCGTACCCCCAAGCTGCTTTGCCATCGGGCGATTGGCGCATGAAATGACACCGCATCCTTCGGTTGAAAAGCCACAGCATACGAGCTGTGAACTTTGTCCCCGCAACGAATGGGGCTCATCCTTACAAGGTGGTAAGGGTAAAGCATGTCGGGAAACGCGAAGGCTTTTGCTCATACCCGTCGATGCCATTACAACGGCTGATGCAGTGGCAAAGGCTGAGGTTGCTGCATTGCGTCCGCCGGTAACCAGTTTGAAGAACTACTCGAGCTATGTTCAAACATTGGCCGCGTCGATTAAACGACCCCCCGTTGCGGTGATTAGTGAAATCTCTGTCGTGCCCGATGCCAAGACACAGTTTAAAGTTAACTTTAATATGGTAAAGCCCATTGCCGAGCCTGCAATCATTAAGGCTTTAATGCAAAGGGCGGAGCAAGAAGTTGAACGTGCCATAGCAACGGCAGGTGAAATGGGTGATGACGCTTTGACCGAGTCGACATCTACACGTTTCTAATCACAAAGCGCGGAGGAAAGCTTTCACAGTAAGTACTCCACGCATATTAAGGCTATGGCAATGAATTTAGAACAGACACCGATTTTTTTAGACTTTGAAACCGAAGGCATCAAAGCGCGGCCAAAGTACCCACCTAAACCCGTTGGCTTAGCAGTTTTTGATCCTGCCAACCAGTTTGATAATGGCTATCTGGCCTTTGGTCATAGTGAAGGTAATAATTGTACTGAGGATATTGCCAAAGATGTCATGGCGACCATCTACGCCACACGACGACCGGTTTGCTTTCACAATGCAATGTTTGACCTTGACGTTGCCGAAACGTATTGGCAACTTGATATACCAAAGCCTGAATTAGTGCATGATACGCTTATCATGGCTTTTCTTTTCGATCCTCACGTACCTAGCCTTAGTCTCAAAGATCTAACCAAGCATTGGCAGTTGGATCATACGCAAGAACGCGACGAATTACGTGAATGGATTACCACTTATGTTCTCGAGGCTAAGCGTAAAAAGTCAACATGGGGCGCGTATATTTGCCGTGCCCCTGGCGAGTTGGTTGGCCGTTATGCCGAGGCCGATGTACGGCTTACTTACAAGCTTTATTCTTTTTTGGTTGACAAGGTTTTACCGGCACAGCATGAGCCTTATCTTCGTGAGATTGCATTAATTCCCATGTTGCTTGAAAACTCACGGTTAGGTGTTCGAGTCGACCGTGATGGCTTAGCCAAAGCAAAAGCAGAAGCCATAGAAGATATTGAGTCATGTAATGTTTGGGTCCGTGCATTGTTAGAGTCTCCTGAGTTGAATATTGACAGCGATCAGCAGCTGGTCGAAGCTATTTATTCAACCGAGTTTTGGAGAAAAGAAAATGGATGGCCTCAAACAGATAAAGGTCAGCCAAAGGCTGATAAGGAAACCTTAGCAGAGGTGCTTACACATGAAGGACTTAAAAACGTACTTAGATATCGAGCCAACCTATCAACATGTTTGTCAACTTTCATTGAGCCTTGGTTGGAAGCTTCTCGATCTACAGGTCGAATCTACACCAACTGGAACAGTGTTCGAGGTGAGCGTGGGGGCACCCGAACCGGTCGACTCTCATCTACCCCCAACTTTCAAAATGCGCCTATCCGTTACCCGAAAGTTGAACTCCCGAAAGACCTTAACGTTAGACCCCTGCCGCTCATCAGAAGCTTCATCCTCGCGGACGAAGGGCACAAGCTAATTGCATGCGACTTTAATGCTCAGGAATTACGTATTTTTGCTCACTTTGAAGGCGGCAATCTTATGCAGCAATACCAACAGGATGCACGAGCAGATTTGCATACCTACGCTGCAAAGATGATGACCAAAGCATCTGGTCGTGAAGTAAGCCGTACGTATTCCAAAGGCGTAAGTTTTGCCATTTTGTATGGTGCGGGTCCAAAGAAAATTAGTGAGATGTTGGAGATAGATCTTGACCTAGCCCGTACGTTGATGGATACCTACACATCGGCCGTGGCGCCAGGTCTAAAGCCTATGCAAGACACCATGCGTACGCGATATAAGCTTGGTCAGCCCATACGCACCCTTGGTGGTCGGTTAGTCAAAATGGAGCCGCCTAAGATTATCAATGGCCGTTTGCGTGAATTTGATTACAAAGGCGTAAATTTACTTATTCAAGGCTCGGCTGCGGATCAGGCCAAAGCAGCCATGTTGTTATTTCAAAAAACTCGTCAAGGCAGTCGATTGCTTTTATCCGTGCATGATGAGTTGGTTATTTCAGCGCCGGAAGATGCTGTAGAGCGCGAGGCACAGTGTTTGGTCAACGCCATGTGCCATGCCTTGCAAATGGACGTGCCTATGGTCTCGGATTACAAAGTTGGCAACTCATATCAGGAAACTAAATAATGGACGACAAAATTCATATGTGGAAAAGTGGAGCCGATGTCATGGCTCGGTGGCGTAAACTTCCCTATCCTACGCGATTAAATCGCTGGGACGTTTATGGCAAGCAAGACATTATTGATGAACCGCTTGAAAAGCATCGCAATCAAACACCGACGCAATGGATTCCACCAAGTGAGGATCCGTATTATCAAGAAAAATGGGCTTTTTGGCGCAAACTCTTTGCCGAAAGTGGAAAAAGCGCATAATGCGTACGATGCAAATTACACGTTACATCTGCGATGACTGTCATAAGATATATGACACAAATAAAGAAGCACAGGCATGCGAGTATTTTCATCAACATCAAATGCCTTTACTCGGTATGCCTTTATCAAAAGCACAGGAAAAATATTGGTTACATACTATGAATGCGCAAGAAATAAGATTTGGAGATAACAAAGTATGAGCATTTTAAAGATGAACTTACCAGCCGAGACCACAACGCAGCCTATATTTATTTTATACGGCATACCATATATGCCTAGCTATGTTGAAAAGCATCGATGGATTGGGCCCGGCAACACACATACATCAAAAACATATACAACAACAGAGCTTGTAGCAAGTGGTGCACGACTTAGCACAATGGATTTATGGGAAAGGTTTTGGACAAAAGAAGTTAAGGGTTGGAGAGTTCTATGAATGATTCGGTAAATCATCCTAAGCATTACACCTCACACCCATCGGGTGTGGAATGCATACAAATTACCGAGCACTTTAACTTTTGCATTGGTAATGCTATTAAATATCTTTGGCGAGCTGGGCTTAAAGGCGAGCAGGTTGAGGACTTGCGTAAAGCTCGGTGGTACATAGACCGCGAAATTGCTCGTATACTCAACAGCCAAGAAGATCCACCATTTATGAAAAGATCAATTGCTGAGAAGAACAATGTCTAAACCAATAATGACAAGAGATGAGTGGATGGCTTGGCTTGAAAAGTCTTGGACCGAAGCGCAAGCGCGAGCCAGCACACCAGAACAAAAACCTGTGGCGCATATAACAGGGTATTACAGGGGGCATTGCGTCATTCAACCATTAAATCCTGCTGTTGTTTTACCTGTTGGCATGGCCCTATACCGCGCACCGACAGAATGTGTGAGGATGACTGATGAGGAGATGGACAAGGTTGTAAATAGATTGCAACAACAAGATCGTGCCATCGAAGCCAAACTAAAGGAGAAAAATCATGGCTAAACTTCCATACACATTTACCATCTGCCCAGATGATGAACCGCCAAAGTTGTTTACCGCATTAACACCAAGATTGCTCTTTGCCATGCGTAATGGTGTTGTAGAC